CGCAATTCAGGATTAGTCGTCCTGAATACCTAAGCCGCATATAGCGGCTTTTATTATTCTTTAAGGCTTAACCAAAGCTGATTCTAAGCGACCAATAAAATCAATCTCATTAAGCTGCTCATTAGTAATAAATTCATCTGGATAGCGAATCTTGTCAGGGTTGTCACTTGCAAGTCTTACTGTTGTTCCACCTGCGTAGCTTATGAATATCCTCTTCATTCTTAGCTCATAGTTATGCTTAAAGACATAAACTGACCCGCTTTTAAGCATGCCTGGGTCCTTGTCAGCCACATCAATAAAAAGAGGGCTGTCAGGTGCTACAGTTGGCCACATACTATATTCATCAGAATAAATTACACGCAGATTTTCTGGCTTAGCTTGTATACCTAAAATCCTTAGCAGTGACGGGTCTATATCTAAATATTCACTTGGGTCTTCTAAAAAATTCTCTATGCCGCTTCCACAAGAAGCTTTTACATCCCTGTACACCGGTATTCTCACACTATTCTTTTTACTTCCTTCAGCACCACGAAATTCAATGGGTGAAATCTGGATTCCACTTTTACTTGAGATGCCGCTCAGAGGAAGGGCGACAGCATTCGCTTGATCCAAAAAACCTTTTGGCTTACCAAATGCCTCTTCTATTTTGGCAGCTGTTTCATCGCCAATATTCTTGGTTGGATTTTTACCTATGTATTGACTAACTAGATTGTAAGAAAGCCCTACCTTTTCAGCAAAATCAGTGCGACTCAATCCAGATTCTTTCATTAAATCTCGAGCATTCTTAAGCCGTATTTCATGAATTTGCATCAAACCGGTCATGATAAATCCCATTGTTAATTCCATTGTTAAATTTACCTGTTAGGTAGAAAAAATAAATACCCTGATAGGTTGAATAAATTTTACCTACAAGGTATATTTGATAATAATTTACCTATTAGGTGTATTTTCATGCGAAACCTATACGAATACTGGAAGTCCTTAAGCGAGGATGAAAAGCTTATTTTTTGCTCCCGTGTAGGAGTGTCTTACGGCTACATGGAATCACATTTGATTCATGGCCGAAAAAAACCCCGTATGGAAACAATTCAAGCAATCGTTGATGCCAGCAATAACAAGCTATCCCACAAGAAGTTGTTTGATTTTTTCTTAAAAAAGACACCTAGCGCCGCTTAAAACCAATTTAAGGAAACCCTATGAGCAAAGTATCTATTGAGCTAAGTGCAAGTGCCAGAAATGGCGTAGCGCGCATTTTGCAAGCGCTTGCAACAAGCAAGCAGGGCGAGCTGGCTGATCAGTTGGGAGTGGACCCTAGCACATTATCTAGAATGAAGAATGACTTGAAAAACAATAACTTGACCGAAATTGAAATGTTTTGCGAGTTATTGAGCTGCCTTGGATTAAAGATTGTACCAAAGGAGTACCAGAGCATTGATAAATCTAGAGTCGAAGCACTTCTTGTTATGTCTAAAAGCTGGATGAGTCGTATTGAGTCAGTAGATGACTTATTTCATGACGAGATCAGTGGGCAGAAGGAAAAATTGGGATATTAAAAAAGCCTGATGTACTAGATCAGGCTTCACGTTCACACAAGGGTTAATTCATTATGAACAATCAAATTTTAACCGAAATTGAAGTAAATAGAAAGATTTACTTATTCCAAAAAGCAGTCGAACGATATATGGCAGAAAAAACCATCGCTAATTCTCAAGCGGTAGCTAAAGCGAAAGCTGAATTATGCAAATTTGCAATGCAGGTGGTGTCATGAACATTGGACTGGATTTTGAAAAACTAACAGAAAAGGCAGTCATTGTGACGGAACAGTACTCTAGAACGCCTAATTTTGTCATTGATGACATGTATATGGCGCAGCTTAGTGATAAGGCGTTCAAGTGCTATATGCTCATTCTGCGTCAAACTGTGGGCTTTAATCGCAGCTCAACATCAATAGCAACAGAAACTTTTAAAAAGTACTGCGGTATCAAAAAAAATGACACCGTTTACAACTGTATTCAACAGCTCGAACAACTGAAATTAATCTCTGTTACTCGTGCAACAGGTACGACCAACAAGATCAAAATTCTACCAAACCCATCCCACGAAACGGTACTACCGTTAAATGGGACTACTCCCGTTGAAGGTGATGGGACTACTCCCGTTGAAGGTGATGGGACTACTCCCGTTGAACGGGACACTATAAAAGAAAATATTAAAGAAAATATTAAAGAGAGCGCAAACGAAAAAAATTCACCGGATGAAATTCTGAATCTCTGGACACCAGATTTACATTCTCTGAATTCTTGGTTACAGCGTTCTGGATTACCAAAAATCACTCAAGACCAAGCTGAAGAAATTTTGCTTGAAATTAATCCTCACTACGAAAACAAAATTATCACTGGTGCAGTAGGTGATGCCCAGATGTATTCGAATTTTGTGAAGTGGATTAAACGTGATTCAGGTCTTACTGAAAAACTCATGCAGCAAGCCAACCCACAGAATCAACCTGTCGACACCCAAAACTATCAAGCCGACATGGGGGATTGGTAATGGAACTTCATAGCAATTCAATCGAGCAATGCGTACTTGCTGCACTGATGACCGTTCAGAACTCACTTGAAACCGTGATGAACGACCTGGATGAAAGCTGCTTCTTCGCAAACCGTCACCAGGAGATCTACAAGGCCATTACTGACCTGGCTAACGAGAACAAACCGTACGACGTGGTTTTCGTTGAACAGAAACTGAATGAGAAAAATTCACTGGTTGGTGTAACGCCTGCTGAATACCTGATGACGTTGATGGCAGATGCACCGTCGAGCTTCTACAACCTGGAATCTTATGTTGCTGAACTCAACAAGCTGAAAGCGCATCGTGAAGTTGAAAAGATGGGCCGAAGCATCCAGGAAGTGGCAAGAGACTTAACCATACCTGATGTGCATAACGCTGCTGAAAATATCCTGAACAAGGCGACCACCAATGAGAAATTGGAGAAGTCTAGTTTTACGTTTGAGGAAGCATTAAAACGTGCTGGTGATCAGTTAATCCAGAAAGCAGAGGCTAAAGCCAACAAGCAGTACACAGGGGTTAAGTTCAACCTGCCTCATTTGGACAACGTAGTGGGCACCATTCAGCGCGGCCATTTTTGTGTGATTGGTGGTAGACCTGGCTCTGGAAAGTCCACTCTGGCGCAAATGGTGGCGATTCAGACCGCTATGCAGTTCAAGGAAGCGGTACTGGTTGTATCTGCCGAGATGGATGTGGAGACATTCACCAATCGCTGTATCTCAGCACTCACTCAGATTCCGTATGACAACATCCACAATGCCGACTTGTACGACGGGATGATTCAGGAATTTGCTGGCGCTCAGAATCGCTTTAGCAAGCTGCCAATTCATGTTGAAGATAAGCAAAAGCCAACCATTGCAGAGATTCACTCTTATGCACGCAAGGCCAAGCGCAACTATAAAAAATTGGGCTGCATCATTATTGACTACCTGCAACTGGTACGTGATCCAACGAAGAAAGACCGCTATCAGGAAGTGAGTTCAATCAGTCGTGATTTAAAGGCCATGGCAAAAGAGTTTGATTGTCCGGTTATCGCACTGGCACAGCTCAACCGTGAGTCTGAAAAAGGCAAACGTCCAAAGGCATCTGATCTGAAAGAGTCTGGTCAGATCGAGCAGGACGCGGATCAGATTTTATTGGCCCATCCAATCGTAAACAGTGATGACGAAATGCCGAGTGGTATTACAGAAATCATTATCGCTAAAAACCGTCATGGCAAGAAAGGCGTAGTTCGGGTGATGGATCGTTTGGATATTTGTCGCTTTGCATCGGTACGAGTAGAGGAAAGCGCAGGGGGTGGGGTGTGAAGGAGGTATTCCAAATTATCGCTGTATGTATTGCTGTTCTTTACACATACGACTTTGTGAAGGGTTTGATCAATAAAAATAAGAACCTTGATGCTGCAATTGAATGGGTAAATCGTGGTTACTGCTTTGGATTGGGGCTTTTGATTGTCTTTGTAATTCTTGTTCTTTTGATCAAGTTATTTAGCAAGTAGGGGGTGCAGCATGAACAACCGAAAAACCTACGTTGAAAATTTTGAAGTGATGCTGGAAATACTGCTTTTCATCACCTACTCAGACAAAGCAGCCACATGGCAGGACATTGAGGAAAACGTGATTGTGAAGCACAGAGCTACATTAAATCGCTATCTGAAAGCACTG